GGTAATGGCATCACACAGTTCCTTGCAGAAGTGCAAGAAAAGGACTTGGCCAGATCGCATAGATTCGAAGTAATTATCGGAACGCCGAAATGCATGAACGGTTTGGAAAATAGTATTACCAATGCGCTGTTGAATATTCCTGGGGTTCCACAAGCATCAGAATTTCTTCTGGGGCAAAAGAACACTCCCGAAAACAATAACACTGCGTATACTTCACTGATGTGCGAAGAAGCAATCTTCCCTGGATTAATGATGGGATCCAAACCATTCAAGTATAATAACCGTGTTGAAAATCGTGCAACATTCTTAGACTATAATGGCGAATCTGCAACCTTTACCTTTCTTTGCGACAAAGACTGGAAAGTGAAAAAGTATTTCGATACATGGATGCGCAAAATCGTAGATCCGGAGAAGAGATATGTTGGTTACTATTCGGATTATACTTGCCAAATCGTCTTAAATTCTTTGGATCAAAAAGACGAAGTAACACAAACATGGATCATCGAAGAAGCATGGCCTAGAGCAATGGCACCTGTTTCTTTAGCATGGTCAAATACGCAATTCGTTAGACTGCCAGTAACCTTTACTTTCAAAACTTGGAAACTGCAGCAAAATGTCGGATCAAGAATGGAAAATGTGCTTGGTGGACTGGCTGGCGATACATATGCGGACAGAGGTCAACCGCTTGGATAATTATTAGGAGAATATTATGTTACCCGTTATGGAAACACCAACGTTTCACGTTGATATGATTGGAAGTAAAGAACGAGTTAAATTCAGACCATTCTTGGTCAGAGAAGAAAAATTACTGATTCTGGCATCAGAATCTGAAGATCAAAACGAAATGTTAAACGCGATGCAAGAAATCGTCGAAGTTTGCAGTTTCGGTAAACTGATCGGTAAAGATCTCCCATTCTTTGAACTCCAGAATATCTTTATTAAACTTCGCTCTGAATCAATCGGACAAGTTACAGAGTTTAATTTGGTATGCGGAGAGTGCGGACACAAAACTCCAGCAGAACTTGATTTGACATCAATCAAACCTACAATTACTGAAGGTCATACAAACAAGATTGATCTCAGTAATGGTCTTGGAGTTATTATGCGGTATCCAACTGCACTCGATATGAAGGGTGATTCGACAACATATGATTTGGTCGTTTCATGTATCGATAGTGTATATACCGCAGATGAAGTCTTCACGACCAAGGACATCCAAAGAAAAGAAGTAGAGCAATTTGTTGACAATTTAACTTCTGAGCAGTTTAAGAAGATTACAGAATTCTTCCTTTCTATGCCCAGAATTGAACACAAGATTGATTATAATTGTCCTAGTTGTTCGACGCACAATGTTATTTTCCTCGATGGTGTAGAAAGTTTTTTCGAATAACCCTTTCTCATGATAACTTGAGGAATCATTATAAAACCAACTTTATTTTAATGCACGAACATAAATATTCGTTAAGTGAACTTGAAAATATGATTCCTTGGGAAAGGGAAGTTTATGTTGGTTTATTGGCAATGCACTTAAAAGAAAAAGCAGATAAACAAAGGCAGCAGTATTAATGGAAACCAAGTCCGCATCAGAAAGATTTGCTACGGTCATAGAAACCGCCAAGAACAATTCAAGTTCTGGGGCAAAACCAATGCAATCTGGAGACAAGGACAAATTGTTTTCTGAAATTCGCAAGGTTCTTGATGTCAATAAAAATAGACCTGCAGATAAGCAAGCATCAGCAAGATTGATCGACAGTTTTATTGAATCTATTGATAAGAATACTACCGAGGCAATCAGATCATTAGAATCTCAAGATAAGAAACTCATGGAAGACACCTTGGATGCAATCACAAAATTGCAATTCAAGACCGTAGAAGAGTTTAAGAAATCTCTAAAAGAAATCAATGACCTCGCAGCAAAAATGATTGCTAGAAGCGAGAGTGGTGGACCAAGAGAACTTGGCGACATCGGTAAAGAATTACAAAACAAATCTCTAGACGAACGCTTCAAGGCAGAAGGTCTTACCTTAGAAGGAAACGACGACACATTCGTCAATAGATTGAAGCAAGAGTTTTTCGGAAACTCAAAGGAACCTGGAAGAGAAGGAACGCCAACCAAAGGATTGATCGAAGGTTTCAAAAACTTTGGTAGTGAATTCACAACAGGATTCAAAAAAGGATTAACTCCGCAGAACGGAGTGCTTGGAAAGGTATTCAATTCTCAAGAATCTCGTCGAGAAGAAATTCGAAGCGAAGTAAACCAATCTAATGAAAGAGTTTCTGAAGTAGATCGCCTGAAGAAAATGTTCTCCGAGGCAATTAATAGTAAGACTGAAACTAATAATTCAGCATCTGATTCGAGCAAGACAGAAACTAATCAGTCAACAAATGACAATAATAAGTCTGTGAACAATAAGTCAACTTCCGAATCAAGTAAGACAGAAACTAATAATTCAGCATCTGATTCGAGCAAGACAGAAACTAATCAGTCGGAAAAACAATCGATTGCAGAATTCAAGTCTATTGATAAGATGTCAAATCTTACCGAAGAACACAAAAAGATTTTAGAACAACAAGGCATCAAACCTTCTTCTGAAAAAGACTTTTCTTACAGAAAAGATGGTAAACCTGTTTCAATGGAAGAGATTAACAAAACTCTTGAAGCAAAATACAAAGAATCGCAGCAACCAAAGGTAAAGATTCAGTCTGCCAAGAGTGGAATTGTACCCGAAGATAAAAATGATATTTCATCTATCTTAAATGAAATCAAAGACATCATTATAGAAATCAAGGATAAGTTGTTCGATAAAAAACGTGCTGGAGTTGCACCTTCTGGTAAAAAACAGTTGGATCCAAGTTCCAATGTAAAAGAAGTTATGAATCGTAACAAAGTAGCACAAGCAGAGGCAGAACAAGCATCTGCTGATGCACAAAAACGTGCAGAAAACATCGACAGGCAAAACGCTGAAAAACTATCGGCGAAGGTAGAAGCAAAAGAAAAATCTACTCCAAAGGTAGTGATCGGTGGTACGGAATCAGCAAATTCTAGAGTAACACCAGAAACTCCTGCAACTGGTAATGGTTCGCAAGATGATTCTGGGTCGCAAGGTGGCGGAGGATCTCTACTTGGCGGAATAACTGGGGCATATGCTGGATTCAAATCTGGTGGACAGAAACTACTAACTGGTCTCAAGAATCAGAGATATTCTCCAGGACTTTCCAGATTTGCAGATAAAGCACAAGGATATTTCAACAAAGGAACAACCGTTGTAGAAGGTGTGGCAGGAAAAGTTGTAAGTCGCGCAAATGCAATAAAGAGCAAGGCGACAGACTTTATCTCAGATCGCGTAGGTGCTTTGCGTAGTAAAGCAACCGACGTCATCAAGAACAGAGGTATTGCCGCAGAGCAACTGGTAGACAAAAACGGTAAGACTCTGAGTGGTGCTGCAAGGCAATCTCGAATAGGTAAATTGTATAGAGATCGCGCTGCAGGAGTCGCCGAAAAAGGTAAAGGGATTCTTGGAAAGGCATCTCAATTTGGAAAAGGGATGTTTGGTAAAGCATCTGCAGTTATCGGTAAAGAAGTCGATAAGGGAAGCACCATTGGTAAAATTGCCAAAGGTGGTATGAATATGCTTGGAAAAGCAAAGGGTGCGATTAGTAATGTTGCTGAGAAAGCAATGGCATCTTCCGCTGGCAAGGGAATTACTAAAGCAGCAGGTAAGGGTGGAGCGAAGATAGCAGGTAAAGCAGCAGGTAAATCTCTGCTGAAGAAAATTCCGCTTCTTGGTGTCGGCGCTGGTCTTGCCTTTGGTGCTGGTCGCCTGATGAAAGGTGACTTCTTAGGTGCTGCAGGAGAAGTTGCATCAGGACTTGCTGGTGGTGTTGGATTTTTAGCAGGGGGAGCAGGAACTGCTGCATCGTTTGGGATTGATGCTGCTCTTGCAGCAAGAGATATTGCCAATGAAAATAACGAAGAATCAACGGAGGGATCAACTCAATCCGTCGACGGAGCAAGAGCAGCAGGTGGTCCTGTATCTGCTAATGGTTCTTATCTTGTTGGTGAAAATGGTCCAGAGATATTCTCACCGAATACTGCAGGGTCTATTAAAACCAATCCTGTTACCAAGAGTAATCTAGAAACAGGAAATAATAGCGGTGCGGCAAATCTAAAGGAGATGACAGAAAGTGCAAAAGAAGATACTGCACCAGTCATTAATGTTCCGCCACCGACTGTAATTCAACAACCTGCTCCACCACAACAAAATAATGGTGGTGGTTCTCTACCAATGGATACTGTTAGAACTGAAGACAGTAGTTGGCAACGGTTCCAAAATAGAAGATCTTTCGGATAAAAAAAGGGGGACGATTAAGTCCCCCTTTTCATTTAGTCGTCTGCGAGACTCGAGAAATAACTCATCGTGTCATCTTCATCATCATCAGTATTCCATGGCGGTGTATCACTCGCCTTGGACGCTGCTGGTGCAGACTTCATCTTAGTTTCAACGAACAGTTCGTCTTCAGCATCGAGAGGAGTAGTCCTTTCGGCAGTAGGAACACGAGCACCAGTCGAGAGAACAGCACTCAACTTGTTCTTCAGTTCGTCGTATGACTTGAAGTTTGAAGGATCCAGGAACGCATTAAGCGAATGGGTCTTACCCCAAATCTGCTCCAACTTATCTTCGTTATCGTCGAGGGGAGTTGCACCGTCGAATTCTGACTTATCGTAGTTACGATAACCTTCTACCTGACGAATGCGCAACTTGAAGTTAGCACCTTCCCAAAGGTCGAACGGATTAACAGGCTTCTCGTCTTCAAACGTCGGTTGCATCACGTCCTTAATCTTATCGAAGATCTTCTTACCATACTTGTAGAGGAAGACCTTACCTTCATTCTCTGGATTTGCGGGATCGCGAATCACAAGAACGTTGGAGATGTAAGAAAGGCGACGCTTTTGCTTACGAGCAATTTCCTTGTTCGCTTCGATACCTGAGTTCCAAAGTTCGGAATTCAGTTCGCCAACAGGATCGGGTTTGTTAAGGGTAGTAAGCGAATTTTCGATATACCACTTACCAGTTGGACCTTGGAAACCATGGTCCCAAATGCGAACCCACGGAAGTTCTTCACCTGCAGGAGCAGGGAGGAAACGAAGCACTGCTTGACCGTTGCCTGCCTTATCGACAGTCGGTTTCCAGAAACGATCATCGTCTCCACGCTTTTCTGTAGTGGGGTTTGCGATTGACTCAACTGCCTTCATGAGTGAGTCGAAATTTCCGCGATTCTTGCGGAGGTCAGATAGTGAATTATTTGACATATGTATTGTCCTTATGTTTGCGTTGTATGTTGTTTTTACTTTGTATCATAATATAAGTCGTCGTCGGAATCATCTTCCCGATTACTATAGTATTTATACAAATTGTTTTTGCTTTTACGTATTTTATTTACGTCTTTTTCATTATGACGAATGCGGTCAGAACCACGATCTTCATAATAATCGTTTCTACGAGACTTACCCATAGTTAGTGTACCACCGTCCCAATCTCCTGTTCTAGTTGGCGGATATAGTAATCTTTGTCAATTTTGACAAAGGGTTTATATTTCTTTACCAAATGCACGAAGTCATTCCAAATAAAATCATTCGATAAAGAACTATAGTCGGTATTCTCTATTATACCTATTTTTGCCAAAATAGCAATAGATTCTAGAGAAATCTTTTTACCAAGATAAAGTTTTATTACTTTAGGATGTTGTCCGTCAATTACTTCAAATGGATCACCGTCTGCATAGAGAGTCTGGATATCTTGTTTAAAAGTGTATCCCAATTTCTGCATACGTATCTGCCACTCTGCATAGACTTCATTTGCCTCTGCATCGAAGACACCACCCCACTGATTCCCAGACACAAAATTAGCAACTAGAAAATCAATGATCTCAGTTTTAGTTTTTGTTTCTGCAAGTTTGCGCAGAGCAAATAAGTCTTTGCGTTTCAGAAATGCTTCTCTTGAAACCTTCACCCCCTTACGGGATTTGGTAATATCGAAATCAGGTCTAGTGAAATGTAATCTCAATGAGAGATACAATTGATACACTTGAAGTGAGTCCATTAGAGAGGCAAAACCCCATCATCGTTTTTCAACATGTTGAGTTGCTGCGCTTCGACTCGAATCTTTTCTTTAAGTGATGAACTGATGAGACTAGCAACAGAGCCCACCTCAATATTTCGCTTCTCGCAGTAGTCTATTAGAATATCCATACAGGGTGTTCTAGATTCTCTTGCAAGTTTCTCAATAAAGATGGAAAACTCTGCTGCTGTCTTAAATTGCTTTGTAATTAAAAACTCATCAGTTAGTGGAATTTCTTCCGTTGTCATAATCTATCCTGCGTAAAAAATATGTCTACCGATTTTAGTAACTCGTTGTAATTTCCAACCTGGATTGACATAATCCGCATGGTAGAACAACACGTTATTATTAACTACTATACGCGTATTGATCTCAGAAGTCAATACTTTTTTCGCAATATCTTTTGCTTCAGCATATAATACTGGGTCTTTGGCAGGTCGACGCATACACGTCCAACTGAACTGACAGACCCTACTTGTTCTCTGATAAACGACAGAGCAAACGTTTGATGGATATTTTGGATTGCGTGCACGATTCATTGTAACACCAGCAACCGCGATTTTACCCTTTCTGGGTTCATTACCTGCTTCGTAGTAGATGTTGTCTGCTAGGCAAGTTATTGCCTGAGAGTTTTGTGACAGGTATTTCTTTTTTTCTTTTTGAATTTTAGTTTGTATAATTTCTTCTTGTTTTTGTAAGATTTCTTGTTTTTGTCGTTTTACGCTTTCGACTTTCTCATATCCACCGACAGTGTATTCCATTGCGGTGTCTTCGATTCTTTCTTTTGCATAACTCAATGATATACAATATGTTACAATTACTAGTAAAAATGCAGAAAGAACTTTCAATGTCTTCTTATTGAAGGAAGGCATCTCTATTCCTCGGATTGTTGAACTGGAGAGAGGATTATCCAGTGACTCCCTACACTGGGCACTTTTTTTCAAAGGTGCATTATATTTAGGGTTTCGAGACCCTTGATAGTCTTTTTTCACCGCTAAATTAGAACGGTTGGCGGTTTATTCTGTTTCGAGGGAAACCGCCGAAAACCCAATGACTTACTGCTTACGCAGCAAGGGCAAAGGCAACGTTATCGTTTGCATTTACTTTTTATGGGCGCTTTACCCAGTCAATCAGTCTACTCTCACCTTCAACTCGCAGTCGAATCCTAAGTACACCCCCATCAACTATACACTGGATCATTGAGTATTATCAGGCATCTTACGCCCTCTCCCCAATGTATAGATGGTGGAGGTGAGGGGAGTTGCACCCCTGTCCTACGCAGCATTCAGTTTGTATCAACAACTGATATTCTATTTATACTATAGTTTTGTTCAGAAGTCAAGCCAAATAGTAACCATTTTCATAATAATCACGAGTTCGAAGCAATTCTTTTGCCCAGTTGTCTCGCTTCTCGATGAACACCTGTGGTTCATCGCCTTCGACTGCAATAAGAACTACCAACCAAGGAACAGGAATGCCAGTACGTTCCTCATACATGATAGCATATGCTGCTGTCTGCATAAAGTAGGAACTGATATGTTCTTTCTTCTTTAACTTGTTAGAAGTTTTGAAGTCGATAACTGCAAGTTGTCCGTTATATTCGGCAATGCAATCGACGCGACCTGCCATGCGCAGATGGTCGCTATAGAGCGCCAATTCCTGACAATGGATATTATCAATCGGCATCAGGATGGGCATAAACTTATTGAAAAGTTCTAGATCCAACAGACTGAAATTATGCGCTTGAAAATCAAGATCTTCGTTCTTCAGAAACGATTCAGTTACATTGTGGAGTTTAGTCCCGCGAGTTGAGGACTGTTTTGAGATTCTGTTCGCTTCTTCTTCGCCAACACGCTTACGCCAAGCAGTAATACCATCTCGGGATAGAACTGAAAGAACGGTGGTAGCAGAAGGATACGCTACGCCAGAGGCATTAACGTAAACTCTGCTACCATCTTCGTTTGTAGTTGACTGAGCGAAATCTTCATATTCATATATCGTTTTAAACATCATAAATTCATTATACTATAATTTTATAGAAAAGTCAAGCTTTAATTTTGCTCTACCCAAGTTTTTAATGCAGTTTGATACATAGTATAATATGCAATTTCTGCGGCATCTTCCGTATAATCTGCAGTATCAACAACTGCCTGCGCTTCTCCGATTTCGCGGGTAAGAGTGGTGATGCGCAATTCGTTTTCTGCATCCCCAGCATCAAGCGAATCTAATTCTGCCTGTAACTGTGCTGGACGCTGAAGTGCGTGATCTTTTGGCATTTTTGGAACGCCAGTAAATGCATCACCAAGTGATGCGTGAAATAGTTCTAGAATTTCCATATTTGTTTCCTTATGCTGCGTAGCGACTTTCGTATTCTAGTCGTGCAATTATATATTCTTTTACAAGTTTTGATCGAACGATATCGTCTACGGTAAACTCAACAGTCTTAAACGAAGGCATCATGTCAGCAATTGCAATGAATTTTTGCAATCCAGACATATCGTTCTTCTTATATAGGTCAGTTTGACGGAAGTCTCCGCAGAAAATTACCTTTGAGTTTTTACCAATACGAGTCATAACTGAATTTAGTTCCATATCAGTCATATTCTGACATTCATCAACAATGACGATGGAATTATCTAGAGTGATACCACGAACAAATGATGTAATTAAGAAGTGAACGATTTTTTGTTCTTGTAGACGAGCGAAGGGTTGAATATGATTAAATAGATCTTCACATATTTCAACATATGGCATAGTGTAAACTTCTGTCTTTTCTTTCTCATCTCCAGGAAGATGTCCAATTTCACGAGAAGGAACAGCGGATCGGACGATAATTACACGTTCGAAATTGGTTGAACTATCTAATACTTCTTCTAGTGCTTTATATAGAGCGATGAATGTTTTACCAGTGCCAGCGACACCGTGTAGTAGGACTGCTGATGCTTGTTTATCATAAATTTCGAAAAAAGTTCTTTGATTAAAATTAAGAGGGGAAATGTTTTTCAAATCATTATAAGAAACTTTGCATTTAGAACTTCTCTCCTGTTGAATGACAGTTTCAGATGGTGTGACGAGTTGTAGATTATTTTGTTTTCTTCTCGACATTTACAGTCCTTATTTTTCTAGAGGGTTGATACGAAAAAGGCGACTCCACATACAGTGGAGTCGCCTCTAATTACCGAGGACATCGGTATCTAGGATAGGGATGGGAGTTCTTGTTTGTTCCATACAAGTATTTATTAACTTGCGACGCTCCACCACTCTGGAATCGGACGATTTTTCCATTTTGCCATATTATTTTTTGCGCCGAGATAATAATTACGATATGACTGAACAGAGTCAGGAACCTTGTATTCGTCTGGCATAGCAGGAGTCGGTTGTGTCTTATACCCAACAGGAATATTAACAGGAGGTTTACGCAACCAATAGACTAGACGATCGCAAGAATGGATTTTACCATAGCGATGAGTGTATTCTGAAAGGAGGGATTGGAATAGACAAACAAGCCAGTTATAATTGTTATTAGACTGGCGGACCCAAACAGCACTCGGATGATTGATGTGCGTTGCCTTGTATAGATGCGCTTCAAGAGAAGTATCTTCTAACCGCCATCGTTTGATCTTTCGTCCAGAGGAAGCATCAATATATTCTTTACCGTCAAGAACACGATGTGCTGTTGACAGCAATTGGGCATACTCTAGAATCATCTTGACGACATGTTTGTCGTTGTGGTATTCTGCACACTTGGTGACATTACTGTCGAGATAAAAAATATTCATAATGTATTACTCGTCAAATGGAATCTCTTCCATGTTATTAATTATGTTTTGTATCGCAATTTTAGCGACATCACTTATTATACTATTTCCTATCGAAAAGTCAAGTGCTTTTCTAACAAAAATTGGATCTAATGTCTGTAACATATCAGCATTATATCTCTTATCGCATTCTGGATAAGTATTCAATGCAGCAAGAACAAGTTCTACCTCGAAGTCCGTATATAAAGATATACGATACCTTCTGCAAGAGAGAAATCTATCTGGAAAATTGACTACTTTACCCATAACAATATTTATTATTAAAAGACCTTCACTCGGTATAATCCTTGGAACATATCAGCATCTCGTAAATCATTTACCATAGGAAATCCTTTGATGTTCAAACTTGTATTGAGCAACATCGGACAACCTGTTTCTTCCAACCATCTTTCTAGTAGTTTATACAATCCAGGATGTTGTTCCTTGGTTACAGTCTGAACTCGACTTGTTCCATCAGTATGAACAATAGCAGGAAATTGATCAGGATATTTACATCTTGAAGTAAATTGCATATAAGGGGATGCCGAAACTGGCATGTCAAAATAGTCTCTTGCATATTCTGCCATGATGACTGGAGCAAATGGACGGAACTGTTGCCTTCGTTTAATTGCATTTACCTTGTCCTTGATATCATTCCTAGTTGGATCTGCTAACAAACTACGATTACCTAAAGCACGTGGACCAAACTCTGCTCGTCCATTTGCAACACCCACTATACCTTCTTTTTTGAGATAAGTCAATAGATTTTCGACAGGATATTCACCCTCGATATTCTCACCGAGATATGGACCTTGCCAGTTTAACTTTTCGCGATTATTTGCAGCAATAGCACCAAGACTGCTTCCTGCATCACCAGGATTTGGCATGATCCAAACATTCTTAAAATGTTTTAGTGCGATATGATTCGCCGAGCAGTTAAGTGCACAACCACCCATGAGAACCAAATTTTCCTGGAATGGATCTATCTTCTTTGCACGTATCAGTAGTTTTTCGAATTCTTCTTCATATATCTGTTGAGTTGCAGCAGCGATATCGAATGGATGAGGTTCATCATCCATTCTCCACCACTTACATCCACGATGAAGAGTTTCTTTCTCCCATAATTGTCTGATCTCATCATAATAACGTTCTTTTACGCCATACGCTGCCATACCCATGAGGATATATTCATCTTCGTTTGGTTTCAGACCTACACGATCCGTCATAGCAGAATAGAATAACCCAAGAGATTTAGGATAATCCATACTCCACTGTTTCTTCATAACATGTGCGTAACATGTCCAGATAGATGCCGTATCAAACTCACCGATAGCATCAATTACAAGAGTGGTCGCTGAATGAAATGGAGAGGTATAGAAACCTGCTGCTGCGTGCGATTCGTGGTGCAAGGCAAATTCAACAGGAACTTCAAGACCAAAATGTTTTAGATACTGCCGAACGCTGAACCGAACAATTCCTTGACCAGAAAGTAGTCTACGCATCCCTCTAAGTTTTGGTTTCTCGTACCAGTGGATCTTCTCTGGTTTACCAAACTTCAGAGCAGCATCAATCAGATCCTTATTAAGATCTTTATCATTCTTGATACCACTATAACGCTCTGCGCTCGAGGCAAACAGAATTTCTTTCCCGTTAACAACAGTCAGCGCTGCGTCATGTGCGGCAGCAGAGATTCCCCACTCAATCATAGATGAACGGATCCAGTTTTTTTAGTTTTTTCATTTTTTTCTTAAATTTATAGATCTCATAATACTGTTTAATTTTTCTAACTAGTAATTCTATCATATAAATGCCTCGCAAATAATTCATGAACTTCCTCGCGTGGATGTGCATATTGACAATCTTTATGTATGTCTGGATCTATAAAATCGTGTAAATGGGTTTCCGCATCAATCGAATATTTAAGAGATTCACTTAATATTTCATCAAATACTGGCATAAACTCCCAACCTCCTATCATGTCGACATAATAGTTATGCACCTTACTATCATACTTCATAAATTTTACAGGAACGACAGGTTGTATTATGAAATCAAATTTTCGTTCTTTGCATGTTGCAATGATTTGTTGCAGAGAAAAACCATATGTTTGCATTATTTTATATGAATTGTAGAAAATATCGATATTATTAAACGGAGAGCATATCACTCTGGTCAAATCACGTCCATCTGGTCCAAAATGTAAATACCGTTGTGGAGAAGTTAAACCAAAAAACAATAAGTCTGTTTGGGGATTTAACTCTGCTTTATGTAGAGCTTGTAAAAATAGTAGAACTGAGTGCTCTAGAGCATGACCATGCCATGCATAACTCTTATACTCTAAATCTAACCGATCAGACAATTTAGCAGCATATGCACGCTTGGAAGATATATCAGAAAGTTGCCTTAAAGATTTACCCGTGGTTTTCTCCATATAAAGATCAAATTTAGATATAGAACCAATTTTTTTCTTCAGAGAATTACACTCGTCAAATGAAATATTTAATAATTCATGATCAATTATTTCATGACCAGAAGTAAATGAACATCCAAACGAAACTAATCTTGTTTTTCCTTCAAATTTCATTCTCTATGATCTTTCGGCATTGGTCTTGGATTTTCGACTTCTTTTCCATCTAAGAATGAAGATAGACTATTTCGTAAATCAACACATTGTTTCCGCATTTTACCGTTTTCGGGCAACGAAGGTATTTCAGCATCATATAATGCGATTACTTCTTCGAGTTCTTTACGCGACATGTTATGACATGCCATGTGGTCAGGATAATACAAGTAATTAAAATTTAAAGGGTTTGAATTATTAAATCGCACATATTGATTCAATATTTTGTAAAGGGGAATTGCATCTCTTACGTTCATCTTACTTACTGTCATAACAACAGAAACATTTGATGTATGTAAATCGAATTCCTTTGCTATAATTTCTTCTTGGCAGTATTTTAAGTTATCCAATACTTGATCCCATTTAGCACCCACTCTAAGTTTCTCGAATTTATCGCCGTAGGAATCTATACTAAAGGATAGAATAATTCCTCTAAATTTTTTCCAAATATCAATTTCTTTTCTGGTGGGTCTTTGCGTTCCATTTGTATTGTATAGCAATATTGTTTTTTCAGGATTCGGTAATTGATCTAACCACTCGAAGTGTGTCTTGTTTAATAGAGGTTCTCCGCCCGCAATATCAATTCTGAAATATCCATTTTCACCTGGATTCAATTTTTTATATTGTTCCACATCATAAGACCAAGCAATCTCTTCGTTTAGTCGATCGTATGTTGCTCTATCCAATTTTCCTATGCGCAACAGTTCTGTGGATATTGCAGTTGAACACGCAGGAGTACAAATTGTGCATCGAAGATTACACAATCTTCCAGTTTTTAACTGCAAGTATTCAAGGGAAACATCTTCAGGTGGAGTTTGCATTGTTCCATTATGCAACATCCACATATCTTGTAGTCGTTTACTATCTCTTCCCTCATCTTCTGCAAATTTACATTGATTACATCCACTCGGCCAAATTCCCTGTGAGAGTTGATCTCGATATTCCTGGAATTCCTCTTGTAAAATTGTTTCTGCGTGTAGTATATCGACAAGTTTACTTTTTTTGTCTTCTCTATGAATGAAAAGGCAGCATGGAGTTAAGTAACCATCGGTATCAACATGAACCGATTTCCACATAGATGGACAATAAATTTTAGTTTCGCTCATATCGACATATACCAATCTCTAACTTCTGGATCGATGATCGCAGTTAAACTTTCAAAGGTGTATTTTCCTTTGAGAAATTTTTCTCTGTATTCCCAGTTTTTCTTTATAGTTTTAATAGTTTCTAGATCAGAATATATTTTGTTTTGACTTTTATCTATCTTATATGATTGTAAGATAGCAATCGTTCTTTCTTTTCCTCGTAAAGAACAATTTTCAAATTTATTGATGGCATGATTAACTATTCTATCAAAAATTTCTTGCGGATATAGTCTAATATCCAAAAACCCTTGGTAAGAATCTGCAGTAATATTACTGAACAATTTATGTGAGTGAAGTTCTGGATCATACGGTTCATAGAAGTCGAACCACCTATCAATATCCATCAATACAGGAGCAGACATGATACTAGAAAGTCCAAATTGATTTTTTTCATTCAGTCTAGAATGATATTCTTTCCAGTTTGTAGATACAGCATCCCATGATGCACCGTCTCTACAAAACTCAAATGTTTCATGAGTTCCATCTAAACTCGCCTGTATACTTGGTTGATAAAACTGCAACAAATCTGGAATAAGTTTACCGTTCCAATAAAGTCGAGTCAGATTAGTATTGTAATGAATAAAGATTTTTTGTAAATATGAAGGATCTTCGGATTGAATCTGTAGTAATTTGTCCACTACTTTCCAATGCACATGAGACATCATCGGTTCACCACCAGCCCAATAGATCTTGGTCAATCTCCGCTGGTCCAAACAATCAATAATTTCTTGCGCCATAGAATCTTCAAATTTATAATCTATTACAAATTCTTTACCAGAAGGCCACATTTTTGGTGCATGACCCCACATTTCTCTGAACAGAGAATTATGTTTAGAACTGTAAATACTACCACAACTTAAACATTGTAAATTACAATGGATAGTTCTATAATCAAAATATACAGGCAATTCAGAAATAGAACCATCTTCTTCGGTTTTACTTATAGCATCTGAGATCATTTCTTCTTCGGTCTGATGATCTTTCCAACTCTGTTGTCGCAAAGATTGTATATTTTGCTCTTCGTTCTTATAACAAACCGAACAAGCATTAATCTTTTCCCCTGCGATCATTCTTTTCCGAACATCTTTCATCACAGAAGAATTCCAGAAATCTTTAGTTTGTGTTTTTTCCTCTGGAACAATATCCTCTGATATACAGCAAAGTTTTCGCTCATACTGAGATCCGATATAACTATGGACCCATGGATATCTACAGATACTTTTATTATTTTCAGTATTGATAGTCATAATTGAATATATCTTTCCACGGACCCATTTTTCTACTCAGTTGAACAACGTCTAAGTATTTATTACCTTGATTCCAAAGTTTATCATCTTCAGATTCAACACGAAGATACGATTTCATTGTTTCAGTAAGAATCCAGTTTGAATACGGAGAGTCTTCGTATAGCAACTTTAAATCTTCTTTGAATTGTTTTGATGCACAATTCAACGAGAGATACTCAGGAAACACAATGAAATTCTGATTGATAGTTGTGTGGGGTTTGAGTTTAGTGAGCGGAACTGCCCATTCATAAAACTCAGGTAGATATGGTGCATTCAACCATTGAATGCTACATGTAATGTTTATAGCAGCGATATGAGGATTTTCTAGAAACTTTTGAATATTTCTATTCGCCTTTTCCCAATCATTTGGGTATCGAATAAACTTATTTCTATCACCTACTGCATCCATACTACAACCAAGCGTAACAACCTTAAAGTGTTTCCAATAATCGCTGAACGATTCATCATAAGTTGTGCAATTGGTGTTGTAACTGATATGAATGTTACTAGCGACACCCCATTCTATTAGTTTTTCAAGTAATTTCCAGTGCATCGGCATAATAAACGGTTCGCCGCCATTAATATACAGATACCTTAAAGTGTCTTTGTGTGCATATAGTTGATCAATAATACTTTCGTCGAACCACTGAAACAATTCATGTTCAGCACTGTTTTTTGTCATAAATGGAAGTTGGTCAGACCATTCTTTATAATCAGACACAAGGGAAGAACTAGAGTCAGGATAACACATCAAACACTTTAAGTTACAAAGGTTACTTAATCTGATATCTAGAAATTCTAGTTTAGGTTTCTCAATATTTTCCCATCGATTATTTTCAGTAATTCGTCGCGACTTTCCACCATATTGCTCAATCTTATAACAACCCTCGCAAGCAGATGGATACTGTTGGGATAACATTTCTTCGCGAATTCTGTTCGTCGAATAACTATTAAAGATTTCATCAAATGTGTGTGTTTTTAAATTTAGCAATTCTCCTTGACTATCTTTGGCGAATCCACTATCTGGACCATCCATTTTAGCAACACAACAAATAGAAACGTTGCCGTTGGGATGTAGATTCATATGATTGAACGGGAGGGTACAATACCCGTCATTTCTTAGAGAGTGTTGAACCACTGTAAAAACTCCTCTGGGAATACATCTATTGGTTTATTTCTACGAGAACTATATTGAGTATAGAATCTTTTAAAGTCTCTTTTGTTTTTTTCTAGATCTGTGTCATATGAATGTGGTGTTTCAATAACGTCAACATAAGAAATCAATCGCTCGATATCACTTCTTTCTGTAAACATGAGATTTGGATCGTCTCTATTTAATTCACACCAATCACTAAGTTTTTGATATACATTTTCTCTGAGAATGTCTGGCAAAACGGTAAGACTTTGAAATGCAGGGAAACGCAAGAAATTAATACTCATACTAATGCGATTGCCATACTTCTGTTTCCATTGCATGACTTGATCCATAAACTCAGTAATATTAAATAGACACAAAGCATTAATTGTCATCATAACAACAATTCGTTTTACATTAGATTCGGAAAGAATTCGTTCAACGTTATTTTTCCATTCTTCATAGACTAATCCGTCACGAATATACTCTGCTTGCGCTCCAGTAGTTTCCATACTAGTAAAGATAGTTAAGTTATTGATATTAAATGAACTTTCTATCAATCTATCAATGATTGCTTTTTTCGCACCAAGATTGGAATTGATACCCAATTCAAACTGATATTTTTCCTCAGCAAACATGTCAATTAGTTTCCAAACATCGACATTCATCAGAGGTTCGCCGCCTGTAATGCGCAGAACACGCAATTCTTTGCTTAACTCAGGCCACCATTCCCAGAATGCTTTAATGAATGGATTTTCTGATTTTTCATAACAATTGTTGGCAGTACCATCATGCTTGAATGCTCCACCTCCCGATGTTTCAAGATCATAATGCCCAAACTTCTTGATGTCTCGTTCCCATGTTGTGCTGAAGTTTGCATTACAATAACTGCAAGCAAAATTGCAGGTGCGATCAAACATAATCTCTAGTGTCGGTGGAACAACACGAGCATCTGCGGGTATATCAAACCAATTCTGCATTTCTTCTTGTGTAAACTGTAAAGATTTAAATACACGATCTGATATGTATTCAGGTCCCATACTTTCGATCTTCCAACAATAGTCACACTCTGTTGGTTTATGACCTTGCTGCATCAATTCCCGCATCTTAATTTTATGGTCAGTATTATGCAACTTGGCAGGATCTTCTGCTACTTGTGCAGCGTCCATTTTGTGAACTGGAGGAAGGTGACAACTACTAGTCTCTCCGCTGTTTAACCAAAGAGTACTGTTACCCCATTTCGCACCACAAAAAGATGCGGATTTAGAATTCAGTATACTGTTTCTAAATTTTAGTAGACCGTCATCCATAGTATTCGTCTTCCATTAAATATGCAAGTTCGGGAAACGTTTCAACAAATGATGTTTTTCTACGTTTATCTAAACTGCGAGTATAGTTTCTAAAGTCTTTATAAAGAGACTGAGGTTCTTTTGTCGATCTCATATAGTCAACTAATCGTTTTACTTGATCGACTTCTTCCAAATAAAATGTTTCTTGGGTCGATTTTTTTGGTGTTAATTTATGCGTCTCGACGAAATCGATCCACATGTCACCAAACCTCTGCTTATCTTCATCTGATAGTAGTGTCAAACATAACATCCGAGGCCAACGAAGATATGACAAGTGGGTTCTTACTCTAAATTCGTGCAACTTGCTATAATACTGCAATCGCATTTCTCTGATATACCCGAGATATTCTAGAAATGTCGGAGCACTAGTCAAATTAATTGTGGTCATATAATGTAACCGTGTTGTATTCGGTGTATTATCCAGAACATATTTACAGTTCTTCTTAAACTCATCAAATTGCATACCAAATCTAGAATACTCGGCATGCTTGCCAGTGCTCTCGAGGGATGTATAAACGTCGAACAATTTAATATTACACGAGATTCTATTGATGTACTCTACAAGTTTTTCGACCAATTTATCAGGAACATTGAGATTAGTATTAATCGCAAGTGTCAAATTCGGATTGGGATTCTCTGCGATGTAGTCAAGAACTCGCCAAGTATGCTTACTGAGTAAGGGTTCGCCGCCAGTAATTCTAAACGTATGGAGATTGGGATAGAGGTCAGGCCACCACTTCCAGAAAGCATCAATATATGGATTTTGTTCTTTACGATGGATTGGCAGTTTACCAACTTCCTTCAACCAATCAAGATCATGTAAGTTGAAGTCTTCAAGTTCTATTGGTCCATGTGTTTCGATTTCTTCTTGCCAACGAGAAGAACTTTCGGGACTACAATAGACGCACTTAAAATTGCAAGTTGATTCGAATGCAACCTCGAGATAAGAAGGATCTATGTTAGCACCTTCTCCTGACTCGACAATTTCTTCGATATGCGGTAATGCCCAAGAATAAGTGGATTTATAGATTCTATCGCTCATCCAATCCTTATTCAGATTCTCAATTTTCCAGCAATAGTCACACTCTTTAGTTTGAATTCCATTTAGCATATCCTTTCTTGCTGCCATTTTGACCGCTGTGTTATGAATGCCTCTTGGATTATCCTTAATGTCTTCTAGAGTAATTTTGTGTCTTGATGGGTGGTGACAACTATGTGTCTCTCCACTATAAAGCAAGATTGTAGACTGCTTCCATTTCGCAGCGCAAAACGAAGGACTGACAGCATTAATCTGTTCTCGTTTTTCTTTTAGAAAATTCCAGTAAGAATCTACTGAGTGAACATCTAACTTATGCTCTTCGTGTGCACCATCGCTCATTATTTGTATCCCACTGCCATGTATCTATAGAAATGCCCACACTTCAACATACCAGCGTATTCTGGTTCTTTGATTCTGTTTATGTTTAAGAATTGCTCTAGATTATCGGCAAGACGAACATGCTCAGGATTTTCTAGATTATTTCCTTGGACGATATATTTAGTCCCGCTAGGAATAGCGTTCCACCAAGCATCATAAACTTCCTGCGTCACATGTTCGCTACTTGTATTGATTACTAGATGAGGATACATACAGACAGCAGGCATTCCATTTTGCATGTCATGTTGACGAAAACGAATCTCGTGATAATAATTATTGATAGCATCAAATACTTTTTTACAACTATGGTCTACATCAGTAGTTACAATTTGAACATTTGGAAATTTATGTGCAATAAACTGTGCAAGAACTCCATACCATCCGCCAAAAATTACGATAGATCTATCCATGGGAGTTACATGTTCAAGTAACCACTTCTTACTTTCGATCTGACTCGGCCAAAAGTTTTCTGAAAATCTGTATGCATTTTCTGGATTATTGCGGATGTATTCCATCCAATTCATTACAACATCAAAATTAACCACGACGCATCCTTGAGATTTCTTCCATTTGTTTTTGATCAATGACAGGAACAGCATTGCTCTTGTGCATAGTAGCGATGCCCTTGATCAGAGTGCCAGTATATTCATTAGGTTTCTTGGCAAACGTAACACCGATGCCATCACCGCTCTCGTATTTAGGCGACTCGCGACGAAGGGTAGTTGCGTGCATAGGATTCGACACGACACCCTTCAGTTTGGGTTTATACTTACCCTGACGATAAGTAACGTATTCGTCAAACGTCTTGGTCTTGCATCCAAGTTTCTTCATATGCTTGTTATAAGCAACCCAATCTTGGGCATACTTAGCAGTCACACCCTTGTTCGCAGTCTTGCGCTTGCGAGTGCTGGTGGTAGTGAACGCAGGGGACATGAGGTGCATTGACATAAAACTTATCCTTTTCCTTAGACGACATAGTCAGTATACCTGTTATCGAGACAAAAGTCAAGGGAAAAAAAGATATTATTTTAGCAAATGAGGTGTTGACTTTTATCTCGTTTTGCGGTAGAATGGATAATAGGAGAATGTAATGACCGATCTTTATCACCTTTTTCAAGAACTAGAAACCGCCGAAATTTTCGAAATGGAAGACGAGTTCAACCGAATCAAAGCACAAATCAGCAAGCACGGTAATTTTGAACGTTTAAAGTTCAACCACGAAAAGAAAGCAGACGAGGTTTATCACCTTCAACGAGCGTACGACGGAGAAATCACGACGTACATAAACGGAGTCAAAACCGTAGAAAATTATTTAGAATACGAATTCAGAAAAGGACGAGTCAAGCGCGACAACCCACTTTTAAAATATATCATAAGAAAGTAAAAAAGAGGCTTGACTTTTCCCTGGAAATGGGGTATATTGGTAATATTATGATGGAGACTACGATGATTGATATGAATGAATTTCAAATTTCTGAAGAAGCAGAAACCCTACTTGAAACTCTTGGTTATGAGTGGAATGGATGGGGATATATCGCCCAAGATTTCCTAGAAATCAATGGTGAGTTAGAAGCGAATGGTGTCCCCAGTTATAAGACGTTCGAAGAGTTTCTCCGCCGTAAGTTGGAATGGAAGCAGTCTCTGAAGAGCGATATGATTGATGAGAAGGAAGTAGCATAATGCCATACATTACCACAGAAGTCCATATTGAACTTGAAGATTTTGACGACGAAGAACTTATCGAAGAACTAGTCGATCGAGGTTACTACGTTAACAAACTAGTCGAAGATTGTAGAACTCCACTCCAACTTCTATATGAAGCATGGGTTTATAAGACTGGTGATTATGAAGATCTATTTCGCAAATATTGTCAACAAAATCTTGGCAGGAGTTTTTAATGACCGTTTCTTTTCTTGAAGAAGATGCACCATATTTCGACGAATTGGTCGATGGTAGCGTTGGCGCATTACAGAATGCATTGTTTGACGCAGACCTGGACGAAGAAGCAAACATCATAGAACAGATTATGTGGAAGTTAGTAAATAAGATAGAACTGGAAAAGCAATGAGCACATCAATCCACGATCAGGAACTCGATACGCATTTTGAGAAAGTAGAACAAGATCTGTATAGTTTAGAACATAGTTATACGATAAACCCAAAACAAGAACCTGTGTTCTACGATCTCAAGAACCCGAACACATTCCTACTTACTTGGTCGTTGCTCGATAAACGCCATCGAAGTTAGCAGGAGGTTCGCCCTCCATGCGCTCGAGCATCATATCATAATAATTGACCAACTCTCCTTGCCAGCACTTCTTTAAGTCGCTGGCAAACATTTTAGCAGTCTCCCATTTACCTTCGCGATATAGTTGCAAGAACTTCTTATGTTGCAATTCGCCAGGAGCATCAAAAAATGGGAATGCTGTATAGATTCGCGCAGGTTCTGTCTTACCTTTCACTGCAATCAGGTCAAGTTCTACGACTTGGTATACATCCCCAACCAATTCGGCCGTTTGTGGTCCGAGGACGAGTTTGACACCATAAGGTTTGGACTGACCTTCGAGACGAGCAGCCAGATTAACCCCATCACCCAAGCAAGTATAATCAAAACGCTGGTCGCTGCCCATATTACCAACAACCACAGTGGCAGTGTTAATACCAAGACCCATGCCAAAAGCGGGAATGCCTTCTCTCGTAACTTCTTCATTAAAAGTCTCCAAATCCTTTAACATTTGGAATGCTGTTCGCACAGCATCCAATGCATGTTGTTTATTATCTACAGGTGCATTCCAGAATGCCATTTGCGCATCACCGATATACTTATCAAGTGTACCTTTATTCTCTAAAATTGCTCTTGTCATGACTGTCATGTAGCGGTTCATGATCTTTGTCAGACCCTGAACGTCTTCGCCGTAGTGCTCAGAAATAGTAGTGAACCCACGAACGTCTGTGAACATGATCGACAGTTCTCTAGAATCACCACCCAGTTGCAATAGTTCTGGTTGACGTTGTAGTTGTGCTACGAGATCTGGTGACAGATAGGTTCCGAATTGCTTCTTGATTTGTTGTTTTTGTAGGAACTCACTGATAAACTTAGCAGTGTAGATGTGCATATAGATTAATGCAATGGCAAAGACGTTAAACGAAACATCGAATAAAATATTCTGCGTTTGAAATAAATATGTTGGTAAGTATAGATATCCACCTAGTAGAATTGCAATATATACTATTGAGAATCTAAAACGAGAAAGAATAATCAATGACAGAGCAAGACCAAGAAAAACTGCAAGATCCGCAAGTTGACTCCACACAGGAATCGCAACCGAATCTCCTTTTATCAGAGTTTCAAGAATTGACGCTTGCAACTGATGGGGATGTTGCGCACCTGCGGGAGTCGCTACTGGATTCGCAATACCAGCAGCAGTTACACCAACTACGACGATTTTACCACTCAGGTCAGGTAAAGGATCCGATCCAATTTCGTATGACTGAAATTGGTAATTAGGATTAATGAACACACGACCATATTCATCTGTTTTTATGGTATCAAATTGAGGAACACGTAATGCTTCAACACCAGTCTGATTTATCTTTGCTTGATACGAAGAGTCTCCTGCAGCTACACGCAGCATCTCTATCGCAAATGCAGGGTAATATTCGCCTTTTGATTGAGATAGAAGAGGAACTCGCCTTACAACCCCGTCAGTCTCGGGTAGAGTCGACGTTATACCAACACCGACGGCTGCTTCTTGCAGAACTGGGATATTACTTAGAACGCATGGGTATTGAGGAAGAAATTCAGACGGTTGTCCGTCGCCGATTACGGCAACTCCAGTCCGAGCAATATTCTGCACCCCCTTACATGAATCGGTTGTTGTCTGACTCAGGACTACTGGATACTGATTTAGGGTATCCGCAAGAACTCGATCAGTCCCCATCCGATCAGACTCAGGCATAAGTATAGTGCTACCAACAAGAGCAGCCCCTCTGCCATAAATGTCCCCAACAATTTTAGCATGGACTTCCCTCGGGAAAGGCCACTGTCCGTATTTCTCAATTGCTTTCTCCCCGATATTGACGGTTACAATTTGTTCAGATTGCGTCGGCGAACCGAGCATCAAATAATCATAAAACTTCAATCTCGTGGATTCAACCATGTATGGATCAGATAGTTTTACCCAAAGAAGAATACCAAAAGTAAATAGTGCCAACCAAGGCGAGAGTAAAACTTTCTTAGTTTTTTGTATAAGAGTATCCATTACATGGTCCAGTCGTGCATGTTATTTCCATTTTCGCAGAGTCAGCGACAGTCAAGTTATTTTGTGTGACAGTTACACCAATTCCAGGACTATTTAGTAAAAGTTGAAATTGCTTTGCAGACGCACCTAATTGAGTAACAGATGCAGTAACTCCACCAAATGGAGCATTTATTTCCAAGAAGTGACTGCCAGTTCCCTGTTGTAAGGTGCTGATATTATTAGAGTTTCCTAAAGCATTGATAAACAAGGATTTTCCGTTAGCATCTTTTTGTTGTGCAGTTATTTGATTGCTTAGACCATTGGTCACAATCTCAGCATATTTACCATTATATTGTTGTGTCAACGATACTATATTGTTATTACCAGTCACTGACACTTCTGCTAGGTTTTTACCGATTGGTGTTGTTGCTGTACCTTGATTAATAGTAATACTGTTGCCACTACCATTGATCAACATTGCTTGTGCACCATTAACTCCACGAATCTGATTCTGCTTAGAGAACTGTTCAATGTAAACGGAGTTGTTAGAACCAGTAGCATTAATATAGATTGAGTTTTGTGTAATGGAATTTGTTTGATTAATCTTTAGTGTTTGGTTAGCACTAATGCTTGCCAGCGGATAAGTTGGTTCAGGTGGTGTTGGTGCGGGAGGTGGTGGAGCAGAAGAACCAGCATTTGGTTGAACTGGAGTAAATGTTGTTCCATTCAGTAGCGTTGAACCTTGCATCTGATCAATAAACAGAATTGGCGACAATGCTGTATCTCCAAGATTGAACGAAGCAAATCCTAATAGATAATTTCCATCAGCGGGAACTGTGAACACCGCAACTTGCCAACCAGTAGCACCATATGAGTTTGTCGAGTAGTTACCAGTTCCAGGATTAGTAAATCCGAGAAGAGCAAAGTTTTGAGTTTGCCCATTGATAGTGGCAGTTCCTGGACCACCTGTAACTGTGATCATCGAACCATCATTGTATGGAACATAATCAGTCGAGACATACTGCCAAGCATAAGTGTATGTCACACCTGCTTGAAGAAATACTGTCCTGCTAATAGAAGTTGCGTTTGTAGGATACATATTACCATTGGAGTAAATGGTATTTCTAATTGATGTAATCGTGGAACTTTGTAATCCGAGATTTGTCATGGCACTATCAAATCCAGGAGAACCTCCCCCTGCTTGTAGTGACACCATGTAAGAACCATATGGAGTAACTGTCCAGCACTTACCTCCACCTGGACAATAGTTAGTCATACCAGTTGTAACTTGAACACCCGAACCATCTGGACCCCATGTGGTTCTTGCAGTGGTCGAACCATTACTCACAGTCCAACCAGTATAGTTACCATTCTCGAAACCGTAGTTTGTAACTTGCGCAAATGTTGGCATTGCAAAGAACAGTAGAAAGAGAGCAATTAGTCTTTTCATCTTGCACCTGTTTCTTGCATTACTGTAATATTACCTTGCGGTCTACCAGTTCCAGATGTTGTCCACTTGTCGTCCATAAAGTTATAGACATCCACAAGTCCGTTCTGCACAGAAACAACTTGTGCTTCTGATCCCTTTTCTAACCAGATAGTGATTGCTTGTTGCTTGTCCTCGGATAAACGAGTATACACCCACCCGACCTGAACGTTTTTCTTAAATGTAGGAGACACGTTAGTATAAACTGTTTCCGCTGGTTTCGTACCCTCATTAAATTCAGCATAAACATCTAAAAGTTCTTGGGGTGTTGCTGGACGAAGCATCGCTATGGAAACTTGTTCAACGTTATCATTTGTGCCTGCATCTGGATCTTTATTGTCGTCGGATGCTGCTTTAGAAGGATTGACAAATTTCTTTAAACTGTCTCTTGCAACTTGCAAGAGACTTTGACCATCATCTGTTTCCAGCGGAACAATCTGAACGTTGTTGTCTAGTGACTTAATCAACGGATTGATGACCACTGGTGGAGCAGGTGGTGCAAAGTTGTTCTCAACAACAGTTGCTTGGAATGGTTTATCTAATGTAACTACGCCCGATGCCGTAATGACATCAATCATACCATTAGGACATTCGGCAGTTTGTTTTGTAATATCTAATTCGTTATAGCATTCGGGAACCAGCACGACCGTAGAACGACCTGCTTCATCAACCGACATAACGAAGTCTGTACCACGAACTGCGATAGTAGCAGTTGGTGTGCGAATGTTTACGCCTTTTCCGTTTCCGTGGGCGATTTTACCTGAAGTGTATCTAACTGTTCCAAGAGCAACTCGTAACCCGAGTTTGCCTTTTGATTTCCCTCCACCATCATACACAAAGTCATCCACAAGAAGTCGCGAGTTTTCTGTAATATTAACTGTAGTCGAATCATTGAATGTAATCCTAAATCTACCTTGAGAGTTGGTGGACACTGTGTCCATCTTTTCAACACCAGAACCTTTAGTTGCTGGTGTGGTCTTGGCGCCACGCTTAATAGCACCACCACCTCTGAAATCTGTTATCGACCCAATACCAGCAAAGGCAGGAGTCGATAACAGAAATATCAGTAGAAGATTAGTGACCAGTTTTGATATTAAACGTGCCATTAGATCCCACACTGTTAATGTTGATAACAGTTTCCGATGCACCATATTGTTGTGTTGTTATAGTGTTAAGAGAACCTGTTAGATTTACATACAGAGAGTGACCGAATGTTCCACCAAGATCAGTTTGAGTAACATCAAAATCATTGTAGTTACCTGTTACTAGAATTGTTTGTGATGCATTTGGTGATAGTGCATCCATATTGATTGTGTTATTGTTACCGCTGAAGTCCATCGAGTTGCGGATATTAGCACCCGAACCGTGGAAAACAAACGCATTATTATTACCAGTGAACCTAGCATTCATATCAAGTTGATTACATGAAGAATCTGATTGCAGAGTGCCGCAACGGATATCTGCAGTGTTTAAATCGCCGATTTGACGAATTGTTACATCGGCGATTCCTTGTGCTCCTGTGTCGGATACGACACCCATATAAAGCTGGTTTCCATTGCCTGTTTGAATTGCGATGACGCTTTGGTTATCACCACGTAGGTAAATAGGATCGATAGCAGAACCGATGACATTAGCAGTCCCAGTTTGAACAACGTTAACATCTACGTTACCCCCTTCTTGATCAATATAAACCTTGTTGGTTGTAGCAACAGAATTGGCATCGGTTTCATTTGGCGATGTTGTTACGATTGCTGGTGGAGTTGGTGCTGTTGGTAGCACAGTCTGTGCAATCGCAGATGTTCCATAACAAAGAGCAGCGCCAACGAATAAAAACTTACTTAGTTTCATTTGTCGTTTCCTTTTGTTTGAATCTCCATAGATTTTTCTTTTCACCATCCTTGATTAACTCAACAACAGCCGTTTCTATGGCAGAACGGATCGCATAACTACCTGCTTCATTACTTGTTTGTTGTCCATCAAATTCGAATGCTTTAGTTGCCATGTCGAAGAACGTAAAGGCAGTAACTCCCTCAGAAGTAGAGAGAACTGTCTTTTCTACAGTAACCGAATTAAGAACTTCGCCTGTTTGGACAGAAACAAGTCGAAGACTAACTGTAACTTGGTCTTGTGTATATTGCTGGTATGGACCGACGCCGAGGAATCGAGCACCAGTACCACCAGTTTTAATGTTTGAGTTATAGTCAATGATACCACCTTCTATGATGATACCCGCAACTTTTAATGGAGGCAGAGGTTCAGCACCTTCGCCTGAAATCTGTTCGCGCATCTGACGAACAAGTTGACGTTCTTTGATTAATGAATCAATACCGACACGCTCGACAGGAACAAACCACTTACCATTTCCTGTGTCTTGTAGTGTTTTAATCAAATATGCATCAGCACCCTGAGTAACCGCAGTAGAGAAACTTGCAAGGGTTGAAGATGGTTTACGTTGACCAGTTCTATCAGTGAACGAATACAGAGCAATTGGAATTGGTTGTCCGTCTAACTCTGGAAGATTTTTGAAGAGTTTCGGATTAGCAAAACGTTTTACTTCGGCGTCTTCTCTGAAAAGATATGATTGGTTGGCGGTAGGATGAAGCGCACCAACACAACCAGAAGTTGCAAGAAGAAGTGGAAGGAGAATTAACTTTTTCATGGTCATCTCCTTAGAACGCAAACGTAGCAATAGGAACAGTAACAACTGTAGTGTTACCATTCTTATCGACAACTGTTAGTGTGACTTCTGTTCCCGTCTTAACGTAACTTACTGAGTTACCGTCGAGGTTGAATGTTCCTGTGCTGGCATTCCCACCTTCTGCGAACAGATTGTTTGAAAGTTGTGTAGCAAGTTGAGCGTAAACCTGAGAGGTAAACAGCGCCATGAACTTTGCTAGAGGAGTGTTTGATGCCTCTGCTCGTGCTAATGCTGCTTTCGCTGCTTCAGCATCTTTAATTGCTTGTTCACGCGAACGCTCTTGTGCATCAATTGATTGCACGTGCGAAGACCACCCGTAACCAGTGAAGGAAGGTGATTTAAATTGCTGTACTATAGGGTCGGCAAATGCAGGACTACTTAGACTTAGTAGTGCCAGAAGCATCGTCGCTCGTTTTAACATCTTTCTCTTCCTTTTTTGGTTTGTTGTCCGAAGAAAAATTTAAATCAAACGTAAATACTTTAAGGATCTCAATCTTTAGATTTAGTGTCACTGTGATCCTCCTT